TTGCTTCTTTAATCTTCAAAGCGGGTGTACCGCTCTGAATATCAGCCAAGATTCCCTGAAGGATTGGGTCATTGGTGTTCTGCAACGAAATGGTCTGTGGTGCGTACACAGACATAATCTCTTCATCAGACATCTGCGACGGAGCCGTATACGAGTTTGACATAACACCCATCAACTCGTTAAAGATATTGCTCAGGTCTCCAGAGTTCCCACCACCCTTACGGTTCATGGCTAAAGCCAGAATAGGCAAGATTGTGGAAAAGTCTGCCTGCTGGGCAGGTTGTTGCGGTGCCATATAACTAAAGCCCTTTGTTACCTAGAAGCCAGTACGACGACGAGCCAACTCGTCAAGCACATCTTGGCTTAAACCGTTGCCAGCACCTGAGTTGCTCCCACCACCTGAGTTTTGATTATTGGTTGTTGTACCGGGTGGAGTTCCACCAGCCGCAATAATCGCATCAATAATGCTTTGCTGACGACCACCAGCAGCCTGTTCTTGCTCAAACTTGGCTTGAGCAATACGCTGAGAAAGGTCAGCCAAAGCCTCTTGTTGTGCACGAGCAGCCTGAGATTCGTAAGAAGCCCTTTGGGCGCCAAGACCAGTAGTACCCATTGTGCGAGCCATCTGAGCCTCTGCAAGACGAGAAAGGTCATTTTGTCTAGCATTGGCACTCAGCACGTTAATAAGGTTCTGGAACGCTCCGGTACTTTGTTGACCAGCCAACTGCTCAGCCTGAACTTGACCAGCAACATCTGGTGACATTGCGCCATAAGCATTCAAGTAATCCTGCATCGGATTTGTGACCGCAGTATTTTCTAAAGACAATCCAGCGTATGGATTGTTTTGGTTTTGTTGCAGATAAGCCTGCAATGCTCCATAACCAGTATCCATCAAACCTTGTGCTGTTGTATACCCAGAACCAATATTCTTAATGGCATCTGAATAAATGTTTCCAACATTTGTTTTTCCAGTTGTTTCCATATCGTTGATTTGAGAAATCAAATCGTCGATATTTCCACGATAAGAATTAGTACTGATTTGGTCAATCATCCCTTGAAGTGCACGGTCTCTAACTGCTTTTGCTTCTGCATCTTTTTCCTTTGTGTACTTAAACTCATCTCTAGCAAGAATGTCTGATGCCTTAGGTTTAGTGGCTTTACCACTACCCGTACCACCAGCAGTAATCATTGACAATGCATTCTGGAATGGAGTAGCACGAGTACCAGTACCACCATAACTCTGACCACCAAGAACCTCATTAGCAATTCTTGTAGCCTCAGCCTCAGCATCGGCTCTCTGCTTTGCTCCGGACACAAAAGGAATAGACGAGGCGTAAGCCTCTCCAGCACGAATGTTCTGTTGCGTGTTCATACCAGCAGTTGGAACATACGGCTTAGGAGCCGTTGCTACAACTGGTCTGTCAGCACTACCACCCCAAGTACGAACTCGTGGATTTTTTGCACGATTTGGATTTGCCTCATTAACCATTAGAACCCACTCCTTAACCTCATTAACTCAAGAGCATCCTGCTCAATCTGTCTTGCCTTTTCTGCTTCTAAATCTTGTAGACCAACTTTGTATTCATCACCAAGTTGAGCCTGACCTAAATTAAACATTGCTTGCTGTTGAGCAAGGTCTTGCTGTGCCTGTGCGGTTTGACCAATACGTTCAGTAGCAAACTCCTGCAACGCTCTCTTGAAAGCACCAGACTGGACATTCGGTGTGAACGCACCACGCTTACCAAAAGAAGTTCTAATCTGTGGTTGAGCCTTCTCATAACCTTTATTCATGTCAGCAAGATTGCGCTGACCCCTCTGTTGTGAAACAAAGTTACCGTAAGTATTAGCAGCACCAACAGATGCATACTTGTCCATGAGACCTCTACGACGTGCCTCGAAAGCACTTGCATCATATGCCATATTTCTTTACAGCCCTTCTATCCTCTGAAGCCTTTTTACTATTTGCTTCCATAACATTTATTCTTTTATTAAGTTTGTCAATCTCAGAAATCAAAGACGAAACAATCTGACGAATTGCAATAGCATCCGCAGATTTCAAAGTGGTAAGTGCGGGAACTGAAAACGATTCCATTATCCAGTCACCTTTCGTGTATTGAACTTGTACGAAATACTGTCAATACCCCACGCAAGACCTTCTGGACCAGTAAATAAAAGTTGCACAGAACGTGCAAGCCCAAGATTGGAACCACGCACAACTATTCCACCTTCAGCCTTTGCGCCCCAGTTATCACCCCAAACACCAGTATCCCAGTATAAACCCTGAGATTGAACATCAACAGTTATGTTGAAATCTTTTCTTTCGTTACCGATTGCTTCCTCAAAGTCGTGAAATACTTTCACATCAATAACCCGTGCAGTGTCACCCTGCTTGACAACAATGTCTGGTCTACGCCACATTTTTTTACTGGTGTAAGAACGGCCATCAACCCAACCAGTTCTGTAATAAGAACTAAAGTTTGTTTCAACTGTTGCCAGTAAATCTTTTTCAGATTCAAACGCATCAACCTTCAATACACGAGGTATTGACGGATGGATAGCAAGACCAGATGTTGCTCCACTGGAAGAAATAAAGTCGCAACCACCAACAACACCAAAGCCATCACCAGTTGACAACATTGTGTACGCACCATTCTGTCCGATAGTTGGGTCAAAAACTAAATTGACAGTAGGTGATGTAGGCGTAGTAACTTTTGAATATGGCAACGAAAGCCATACACGACGATTTATGTAGGATACAGAAATCGTAGAAGTTGCAGCATCATTGATTTGATTGTTTGGATAAATAGAGTTAAAGTTGTCAGACAAATCAATAACACTTGAACCATTGTAGAAAAACAATCCATCCGGGTGTGAGTAAAAATAAACACCATTCTCGGCAACAGCAATCTGTCTTGGTGAGTTAACACCAAGACGAGAAGTTAATTCAACAACAGAAAAATCTGCAGTCTCATAACCATAAACAACATAAATAGAACGTGGCTTAAACACAATCAACTGACCTGCGTGCACAGCAAGACCCGTTATCCCGTCACCACCACCAAGAAAGTCAAAGTAGTCAAGTTCTGCCCAGTCTTGCGGCTCGTTCTCGTGAGAGTAATGCAATCTGTTTTTAAGGTTTGTTCCACCATCGTCAATACCTGCAGCAAACATCTTGTTTGCATGCACAATAATATGTTCACACATTGGAAACTTATCTCTTGATGGTGAGTTGTAGTTATTGTTCCAGTTTGAACCAGTTAATGCCGTAATTGCAGTTGCGTAAGTATTCCCAGTTTCCCAAACATAACCCTGTGTTCCGTCATAACCAGTTGCAATATAAAGTTGGCTACCCCAGTTAGCAAAAGAAGCACCATTAACATTTGAAGCAACAATGTTATTACCAGCAGAATAAGCAAGTTGAGTAAAGTTTCCACCAGTTGAATGAAAAACATTTGTACTACTTGACAGCATTACTCGTGGGGTTGCACCATAAAATGCGTGCAACCTGTAAGGTGTCCATGTCCCGGACACAGCAGAAGAGTTAATCTCACGCATCCCACCACGAGCAAACAAACCACCACGAGGGTCAATCTCAACATTCAACATGTCGGGAGACTCATTGCGAGCCAACTGGAACTGGTCTGCTCTAAGGTTTAGACCACCTGTGAAGTCGTCGTAGCGCTCAACGGATACATTGCTCATTGTCCAAGAGTCGCTCCAAGCGTCTGCAACCAGCGCTTCATAGTTGGATACTGGCGACCAGCAGACATAACAACCGGTTGCGCACTTGATGCCTTCATCAAGTCACGACGAGCAAGACCAACACCCTCTTCAAACGAGTTCATATACATCTGTGACAACTGTGCATCTTCTTGACGCTGGTATACACGAGCAAGAACAAAGTAAGGAAGCAAAGCATGGAACCACTCATCAAGGTCGATTACTTCTGAATCATTAGTAAGCCACGTGTAAACAGGGTTGCGATAAGCACGAACTACCATTGGGTAAATCGCATCTGGTTTAGCCCACAGATGAATCTTCTTATCCCAAAAAGCATAAAAGTATGGTCGGCTTGGAACATCTGTGTTCCCAAGCCAAATCTCTTCAGCATTGTCATAAGGAATCAAAGTAAGACGAGCACCAGAAGTACTGCTGTCAATTACTGAAATGATTTCTCGAATGTCACCAATGTTCGCAATCGTGTATTCACGTTGATTGACAACAGTATTAAAAGTATAAGTCTCTTGAAGAAACGGCCACCTTCGCTCTAGCGAAAAGATGCGTTGAAACCCTTCACGAGCAAACTGGTCAATAAGCGAATCCGGCAAATCCTCTGTGTCCAAATCAGCCATATTGCGTACCTGTGTACGCAGAGTTGCGAGAGTTATGCTCATTTAGCCTGACCTTGTGACCTTAAATGTCCGATGCAGTAATCCGTGCCCCTAGCCTTTGGACCCTCACAGGTGTCCTCATTTGCTATACAACGGTTGCGCCCGATATACGGCGCAGATGGAGCAGCAATCTTTGCTCCCGCTGTTGGGGCTAGGCGGAACCCAGATACTGGCGTTCCGTAATACGATTGGGCTTGTACGGCGTTTTTCATATACAACTAACCCAATTTGTTACATATCCCCCACCACAGAAGAAGTCTGTAGTGAGGGAATGTAGATTTATTTAGTACATACCTCGTGAACCACGGGTTGTTCCACTCTTACGACGCTTTGCATCACTTGCCTTATCAGCCTTGCGGATTGCCTGTCCTTTTGAGGCAACTGCACGAGTTGCTTTGACGTAACTCTTGCCAGAACCTTTTCCAGTTCCCTTTAGTTCCTTCATTTCTCCAGAACCACGACGACCTTCACCGCCACTGAACTTGCCAAGACCTTCTTTAGCACGACCGCCAACTTGAACAGTTGAAGACATTTTTTTCTTTTTTTCTGCTGCTGTAAGTGGTTGAGCCTTAATTGCACGACCAGTTGAGAACATTCCACCCGGTCGGAAATCTCCAACCTTCTTGAACTGACTTGGCTTGTCATTCTTTGACGGCTTCTGTGCTTGCTTCGTCATACGAAGTGTGTAAGCCTTATTTGCTTTACTGTTTGGCATGTTAACTCATACTCCCATATTCTGCTTTACGCTTTGATTTTGATTGCTTCTTGCTTTTACCACCCTTAGTTGGCGGGTAGGTAGAAGTCTTTGTTCCAGCCTTAGGAGTTGCATCCGCATGGCTAGAAAGAATTGAATACTTAACTGGCATTACTTACCCCTGTTGGTTAATCCGCCACCTGTTAGGCGAGTGTACAATGAACTTCTTCCACCTGCTGATGGACCACTACGTGCTGGCGCCTGAGATGGGGCAGAACGTGCATTCCTTAATACAGCAAGATTCCTTACTCTCATCTCAGCATCTTTCAAATTCATACCTTGAGTTATTTTTGCTCTCTGAGGATAAGGAACTAACTTGTCAAGTTTCTTCATGGTGTCTTTTGAATAGTCACCATAGTCACCAATATCTTTTGGTTTTTTGGTTGATTTTTTCTTTTTTGCTGCCATGAAATTCTCCCTTGAAATAGGGGAGTGGGTTTCTGCCCACCCCCCAGATTCAATTACTTGCGGTAGATGGACACCGTGTTTGCTGCAGTGAAAACCGCAACATACGACGCTGACGATGCTGCT